GGTAGCCCTTCGTACCTACGACGGCGTCTTTGATCTCTCCTTCTTTGTTCTCCCTGAGGAGTTCGCCACCACCTCTGTCAGGCTTGATCGGAACGAACGCACCGACCTTACCAACAAAGTGAGGCTCCCCATCAGGGAATCGCAGGTACATCGCCGTCTGCACCTGCTTAGTCTGGACATAGTCCTCGAATTCAATCGGCTCTTTTGTGAAGAGCTTCTTGAAGACGTAGGGCTCCTGGAACTGCTTGCCCGTAGCGGTCCACTCACCTTCGTGGGGGAATGCGTACTTGGCAATGTAGACGGCCTTGTTCACGAGCACCATCTTGGCGTAGGTGGCCTCGTGCTCGAAGGTATACCCGTATCGCTGCCCGAAGTCCATCACCTTCTGAATATCGTCAGGCGTGGCCCCCGGGATCTTGATGGAGTCCGTCTTAATATGCGCTACAGTCAGACCGAGCTCATCCTGCACATAGTGCCGGAGGTCGATCATAAACAACGCGCCCCGCTTAGCAACGATGTTATCGACGTTGCGAGGATCCCATGCGGGGTTGTCGAACCTCGCGCTCGTCAATCCGTACATGGAGTTGATCGGAATCTTCAACGCCGTTCCGAGCTCGTCGAGATCGTAGTTCTTTGCGATCTCGACAAGACGCCCATCGAAGAGCTTACTCAACGCATCCATGTCCTTATGCTTGATCGCCACACGAGCTTGCTTGAGCTCGCTGTAACGCTGAGTATAAGGACCGAACAGGTTGAGCTGTTCAATCGACGTCGGGTGCATCGAAGCCACGTCGAGGAGGGCGACGTCTTCGTAGTATCCAGGTTCCGAATATACGTAACCCCCCTCCCCAGGATCCTCGCCTCGATATGATGAACCCTTGAACCTGTCGAAGGTATACCCGGGGAACATCTTGCTGAGGTCCGTGTAAACGAACTTGCTCTTATCTGGTTTACGATCCTTGCCAAACACCAGAGCGCAGGTGTGTTGGTTTGTCGTGTCATTGACACTCAAGCCAGACAGCTCGGCGAGAATCTTCCGAGCGCCCCAGTCACTAGCGAGATGGTTGAAGACAGCCTCGGTAGCCTCGACGTCATTTGCGCAGTAATCTCCTGCGCTCTCCCACAGCTCCTCAGGCACGGGCTTATCCCAAGGAAGACCAAGTTCCTGGTGGTGAATACCGAGTTCAATCTCCCACTTCTTGAGAGATTGTTTCTTGGTCGAGAAGTCGTAAATATCCGTGTATGACATGGAGTACGCTTCTCGGAAAGTGGCGTTGGGTTCGTTATTGATGATACGCCGAGACTGTTCGTACAGTTCCTCGTTAGAATATCCGAGAGACGCAGCGTACATGATGTGGTTGTCGTACTTGCGGTTGTTGAATCCAATGAGCCGGAGCTCCATAAGCTTCTTCACATCCGCAGCAGATGGATTGAAGAAACGGCGGACCGGCTCCCCCGGATACTTATAGCAGACGATGAAGAGGTTGGGGAACACCTCGACGTCGAAGAACGCGATCTTCCCCGTACCATCGTCCTGCACTTCCATCTTGTCTTCCGACATGAAGCGCATTTCCTGGACAAGTTTCAGACACCGCTCGGACTGATTCGTGGATTTAGCGGCGAACGATGTCACCGCATTCCGAGCATCAGTCACATCGTATGTGATCCCGGATTCATAGGCGTCATCTAGAACCTTCTTGATGAAGTCGACGCTAGGCGCAGTAGCAGAGTGCACCTCCTTTCGGAGTGCCTTTGCGATGAGAGCCCGTAAATGGTTCTCGTCTGTAACGTGCTGCTGGTTAATCATCCGTTTTGCTTTCTCGGGCAGAGGTTGCACGTAGTCTGCGATGGGCAAGTCGTTCGCGAGGGAGAGTCGTCTGCGCAGGGCGGCTTTACCTCGGAAACGCTTGATCTCGATACCAGGCGAATACTCAGCAGTGGTATCTCCAGAACCAGCGTACTTGTATACGAGGTGTAATCCTCCACCACTCTTTGAGACTTCCGCAAACGTCGGAGGCCAAGTAGAAGCAGCCCGAAGATTAGCACTGAGGTCTTTTTCACCATTCTCTCCTCTTAAGTCGAAATCAATAACTACGTATTCCTCTGGGAGCCTAACGTAGTGTTGCTTCGACGGATCGATTTCTTTTAGGGTGGTTGTGACTGAATCCCAAGGCTCTTTAGGAGTACCCTGAGTTGTTGTGTACTGCGCCGGCTGGTCTTTGAAGAGTTCATCGAAAGGAGTATGTGTCATCGGCTTCAGATCAAGCCATGTCTCATCTTCAACCGGCTGGGCGACAAGATCCCCCGATTCAAATAGATCGGCGCGGAACCCGAAATATACATTCCTCTGACGAACTCCATGGACTCTGCAGCGTTCATGGAATTCGCTAAAGTAATGCTTTGCCTCTGTTCGGAACTTGTGCTTAGGCATAACCCAAGACAGTCCAGAGGCCTCTGCATATTTCTTATACTCCATGTATGCAGAGGCAAGTGTGACGAACTCTCGTGTAGAGTAGTCGTCGTACATCTCGAACATGAAGTTGTATACTGGGTTCGTTTCGCCCATCATAACAGACGTTCTGTAGTCTTTATAGTAGTCTGGGCCCAGACTACGGTAGACGGAAATACAGTGATGAGCGATAGCACCGAGCTCCTCGGATACCCCCGACATGATCTTACGATACTCCCCGATAGGGATCCGCCTGTTGGACGGGTAAATATCAATCAGTCGTCGGGGGATACCCGAGTTTGAATCGGTTATCTTTACTGGATTGTTCGATGCCATGAGTAGCATCGTGGAGATCCTGACTGGACGAGGTTTCTTGAACTTCTCGTTCACCAGTTGAATCTCATGCGAAATGATGGAGTTAAGACGAGTGTTAGTCTCGATCTTACTCAGATCGCCATCATGCTCTACCGCGACCAGAGGATCATCAGCAAACGCAGACAGTGCAAATGCATTACTGCGCTGAGCCAACGCTTCCGAATCGAATGCGGTAGCGTAATCTCCGAAGAGAGATTGCATGACATTGAGGATCGTAGACTTGCCCGAACCCGGCTCGCCGTAGAAGACAAGAAACTTGTCGATCTTACGGCAGTCGCCAGTCAGGATCGCTCCGATCCCCCATTCGATCTTCTCCCGTTCCGAGGGATCGTAGAGGGCATCTACGAGTGTGTTCCAATTCACAGGCTCCTCGTCGGACAGGGAGTACGGCAGTCTGAATGACGCGTAGTCTTCCTGTCGAATAGGAGTATCTGCAAATATGGGTTTGCGATCGAGCGGGTGGCTGGTATCGACCATGTTTTTGGTCCACAGTCGATAGCGCTTCCACACGCCATCGCCATCTCGCCGGCACAACCTAGGAAGCAAGTTGATATGACGCTTAGACGCATCATCGACATAAGCAAGGACGTCGGAATCGATCAAGTCAATGATCTTGTGTTCTTTCTTAGTCCAGAGCTCAGCCTTAGGATCCCACACCGCAACGAACTCGCCCCGATCGATCATGATGTCCCGAGAATATCCGTTGATGAAATCGGGAGCCGCAGCAAGCTGTCCAGCTTGACCTCGCACCGGAGCGGTTTCGATTGTGTAGAAATCCATACCCACCTCCTTCCTAGTGGTTTGGGTCATAGTAATTCGACCAGATAATCATCTGGTCGCGGAGAGGCGTCTCCAAAAAGTCAGCGCCTGGAACCATAAACAGGCCGCCCGCGCCATTCTTCCTATAGGTCCGATACATGACCGTCTCGGCTGAATCAAGAGCCCTATCGTATAGCTCAGACCCCAATTGCATCCGATCAGACGCGTCGGAGACACCGAGATTCATCAAGATAGACCTTGTGAAGTCAGGTCGGTCTTGATAGACCATAGCAGTCAAGGTATCCGTGATAGACACGAACACCTCAAGGAAAGACACCTCGCCCTGCCTTGGAATATCGCGACCTAGCTCGTAAGCGTATTCGTCCCTCATTCGGAGAGCTTGTTCAGCTTTATCTCCGTCTTCGGGAATATACCATGCGAACTCGATCTCATCCCAGGCAGAGGCGAGACCCCGGTAATCTTGGAGACACCCTCGCTGAATCAGCCAGGGCAAATACATCATGGTCAGATCTTGTCCCAGATGATACCATCAACATTGAAGTCGAGGACGACATTGGAATGGATTGACTTGCGCTCGTAATCGGGGACACGATAGATAGACCCCTCAATATCACCGAATGACACGTAGCCATCCCCGTCTCCATTCTTGAGCCATCCGACGAGAGCCCCCTCCTTCATTCGGGAGAGGCCGAGCTGATCGAACACCTCGTTGAGGAAGAGATGTCCCTTCTTCTGAAGACGGCGGTTCGCCCACGCCTGAATCTCAGCGAGATTCATCGTGGTGTAGTCCTCATTGGGATCCCACGCAGTAGACGACCACTCAGAAATAACCCGAGCGTACGGTGAGCACTCTCGAACCATAGAGAGAACTGCATCGGTTACGTCCGCAGCATCGTTACTGTCGTCGTTAGCGAGGATCTCCTCAGCAGTCTTCCCGTAATTGGGAAGCTTCGGAGTCACGATCTTGTCGACGGTCTCCTTGCCCAGCGTATCCACTACCTTCTTTCTGTAGTTGTCGAAGGCGTTCTGCACAGTGAAATATGCAGCGCTCAGGGCAGCCATCCGCTTGCGCGAGATGGAGTTGGAGAAGTAGATCATGGCGATCGTCGTGCCACCGATGATGACAGTGGGCGCAATATGACGAGCAGCGTCGAGAGCAAAGAGCATACGGTTCTTACGCTCGATGGCCGGGACCTCCTCGTCAGGAATCTCGTCGGCCTTGTCCTGGCAAGCCTTAACTCGTTCGTAGTTACGGTACTCGACGTCCTCGAAGGTACGTCCGGCTCGCCACGCGAGAGCCGAAGTAGCCACGACACCAATGGATGCGCTGACGCTGAGGATAGTAGGAGCGTGTTTGGAGACACGACCAACTGCGGTGTAGAAGAGAGTGCTGACGGACATCAGACTTGGCTCCTTTCAGAAAATATAAATCACTTGATTGGTTCTGGAGACTGCGAAGCAATAATCCAACCCTCGCGAGAGAGTCGGACTTCAAACGCGTCAAGAGTAGTCCACCCCCAACGCTCGTCGGTATATTGAGTCTTGATACCGACAGACGAGTATAGATCGGCTACAGAGACCTGACCGTGACGGTCAATGGTCTCGGCTAGGTACTCTATCACTTCCATCGCATCTGGCTTCGTTTCGAAGATGAGATCATCAACTTGACTACTGCTCTGATGCGAGACCCCACGAGGTTTCGAATATTGAACGTTATTAGGGGTTCCTCGAGTGTAGGTTCCACGCGATGCCGATCCATAGGATGTGTAGGTGCCACTACGCCCACGATTGACGTCAGCAGCACCATAAAGAAGCTGCTGAATGCCTTGCGTCACCATGTCGGTGATGGCGTTCTTGGCAGCTGGGATGGCGACATCAATTACGAGGTGGTTCGCAATGTCAGGAAGGTCATCGACAAAGAAAGTCTTGAGAGCCTCCTTGATGGGACTCGACTTGCTGACTTTTGCCTTTGCGATGACCTTAGCTTCTTTCTTCTCGGGGGAGGCCCCCTCCTTGGCTTTATCAGTGTTGCCAGGGAGGGAGACCTCAATAGACCGAGTAGGCTCGATGGGGACGATGTCCGGCATCAGACGGCCTCTGCCAGCATACGGAGCTCTTCGAGAGACGCGTCTGGGTGCTCTTCGATAAGCTTGCGAGCCTTACCCATGATGTCTTCAGGGAATAGACCTGCGAGGAACTTGTTCGAGAACTTCGGATCCTCGCCCAGCTTGTCGAGGAGCGCGTCGAATGCAGGCGAAGCGAGGAAAGCCTTCGTGGAACGCTCGTCCTTGAAGAAGCGCTTGCCGTCTTCCGACCTCTCACCATACGCAGCGCCGACAAACTCGCAAAGCAACTTGTATGCGTCCATAGCCGACGCATCGCCGCCGCTAACTGTCGCGATCTTTGCCGATAGAGGAATGCGCTGCAGCTCCATGTTCATGAGCTCACTCTTGGAGAGGTGGAAATGGAGCTTCTCCTCAACTTCTTCGCCGAAGAAGTTGACGTACTTAACGGTAATGGTCTGCATCAGTTGTTGTCCTTTCGGGAAATGGTGTAGAGCCCGACGCCAATCAGCGCCAGGATGGCTGCCAGAACGCCGGCGAAAATAGCCGAAGATCCGGTCTTAGCGAGCTTAGGCTGCTCACTAGTCTTTGGGTTTTCCTTCGTGACAGGCTGCTTCGGAGCCGGAGTGGTTGCACTGGGCTTAGGAGCAGGCGTAGCCGCGCTAGGCTTGGGGGTAGGGGTAGTAGGAACAGGAGTGGGCGTCTCAGAAGGCTTAGGCGCCGGGGTAGAAGGAGTAGGAGTGGGCTTCGGAGTCTCAGAAGGGGTGGGCTCGGGAGCGGGTGTGGTAACCGAAGGAGTAGGCGTAGGCTTCGGCTTGTCCGAGCCATCGCCATCGGTCCCACCATTAGACCTGATCGTAGTGGTGGCCTCCAGCTTAAGGCCGTTCACCTCAGCGCGATTGGTAACCGAAGACTGACCCTCGGGCACCTTCATCTGCTCCGGGGGGAACGTAATACACACCTTGGAATCGGCGGGAGCCACGAACTTAATCGTGTTCTCATCGATCCGATCGGCCGTGATGATTTCAGTCGTAGCGGGATTCCATTCGCCGGTCTTCGCGCACTTAACGGTAGTGCCGAGCTTCGTGTCGAAGTCCTTCACCACATACTCGGCGCCGGGTGTTGCGATCCACTTAATCGCCCATCCGACGGTACCGTTGTCATTTGTCCACCCGAATTTAAGGTTTTCGGGCTTCGCGTATTCGTAGTGGCCGGCGGAATCGCAGTCGTTCGTGCAGACGCCGGTGCCTTCCGCGTCCCCCCAGACAAGGGTCTTGACCACTTCACCATTGAGGGTGATCGTACCCTCTTCGGTGCCGACGACACCGTCCTGAAGCCTGGCTCGGGCCCACCAGGAGCCCTTGACATTCTCCTTATCCGCGTAGGCAGGAGGGACAGTGTCAACCTTGCAGGTGAGGGTCGCTTCGTTTGCGGTGCATTCACCGATCTTAGACCCATCGTCGAGGACGAAGGGGAACGATGCGGCCCACTTGAACGGAGCAGCCCCATTCTGAGGGATGGTGGAGACCGTGAAAGACTGGCCCACTGCCAGCTTTTCGACGGTCCAGGTGCCGCTGACGTTGACCTCAGACGACACTTGTCGTGACGCGCTGGTGGCCTTGGTGATTTCAGCATGGATCTGCGGAGTGTCTTCCGCGATAGCCGGAGAGATCATACCTCCGACAACAGCGGCCCCAAGGCCGATCGATGCGAGTACTCGCTTCATTGTTGTGTTCCTTTCAGATAGGTGAAAGCCCTATAACCCGTGTTTGGGTTATAGGTTTGAGTTATCAGAGGGGGCAATCCATGAGATCAAGAATGGCCTTCAGATCGTCCGAAGGCGTTTCCTGCTTCTCACAGGTTTCCAGAAGCTTGTTGACGCGGTCGAGGTAGACGTTCTGCGAGTACTCGAGGGCCGAGTTAACGGCCTTCTTACGAGACTTCAGCGCGCCTTCCAAGAGGCCAGCAAGGTAGAAGTTCCTGTAGAGGAGCGCAACGGAAACAAGGGAGGTTCCGATGAGGGCGTAGGTCTTGATGGTGTTGGAGTTCATGAGAATGGTCCTTTCAGAGAGTTGATATTTCTCATTATGGGCCGTGTATTTTTGAAGCCCTATACACCATGTAAGGTGTATAGAGGCGAGAACGTCTCAATTCTTGGATTTCTTGAGTTGCTTCTTCCGAAGTCTGTCGGGATCTAAGGCAGAGCACATGCCGAAGAAACCGAGCAGGATTCCGAATGTGAACATAGGTGTGTCCTTTCTGGAGTGGTTAGTTCTCATTATAGGACTCGTTTTTTGTGTTCGGCCACTCTTTCGGAGGTTCTGTGTATTCTATAGGCTCGTCGGTGAATGTGACCGTATTATTTTTGGTCACAGCTCTTCAACCGATCTTGAACCAATTCGGCTGAGGAGCGGGATCAATTGCAACCTCGACCGCGGGTGATCCGGAATCCAGAAGTACAGGACGGAACTCAGGCTTGATCGTAACCCCGCCTTCCCAGCCAAGTTCGTCACCGATACCAACCTGTCCGATGTGAATCTGGCTGTAGAAGTCGTTAAGCGGGCAAGGACCGTACCCGAGTAGGTCTTCAGTGATGTTATTGCAGTATGCACGGATCTTCTCAGGGGTCGAACGGAAGGTACGACCCGTAATGGCGTCCTTGCAGAGCACCTCTTCGTCGCCAAAGAGGACCATCGAACCAGCAGGAAGCTCCTTCTTAGCTGCCTTCTTATCAGCCGGCTTCGCGCCCTCCTTAAGGATCTTCACCTGCTCGGCCATCTTGCTCCTCAGATCAGAGAGATCCAGCTGAGAGACCGAATAGGCAGCCGCTAGGGCCTGGTACCGCTTATAGCTGACCTTGTGGAGCGAGGCGAACGCGAAGATCGTGACTCCAAGCGACAGAGCAGCAGGGACGTAGGCCATCCAGTTGCGCTTTGCGAAGTCGAGGAGGTTCTTGGATTCGCCATTATCATTGGCCACCGCCTTGGCGTGGGCCTTGCCACTGGTAATAGCGGTGGCGACAGATGCCGCAATGCCGAGGCCCGTGATGAGGATCTGAGGGTTGTGCTTCACCCAATCAAAGGCGAAACGGATCATGTTCTTGATGTTCATTGGTTGCTTCTTTCTCGAGAATACGTTCAGAGGTAGAGAACGTACGTAAGGAGGTCCATACCAAGGACGGACGAGGCAGAGATCGGAATGAAATTCGGGTCAGAGCCGACTGCGAGTGAGTCGACAATAAGCTTAGGCTCCTGTCGCTCAAGGTCGTCAACGATGACGATATTCTTAGCAAAAGCACGTCGACGATCTGTCATAACGAATCGGAATGGCACGATGACGTACTTCGCGTCAGGCTTGTCGGCTTCGTCCCTAGAAATAAGGACGTGGTCGCCGGCCCCATCGATGAAGGTGAGGTCTTCGTGGTTATACGGGTTCCCTCGAAGAGGTCTCACAGCGCTACCCTCGATGTACTTACTGACGAGAACGCCGAGAGCGGTAGTTTCAATAGAATTCGGTCGCACAGGCGCAGAGTGCGCAAGTGAGATCGAGATGAGACTTCCGTCGGGAACAGAGAGGTCTGCATCTTTGATATCAATAATACGTCGTTCAGCCATGGTTGCTTCCTTTCAAATATGTCAAAGCCTATAACCCGTGTTAGGGGTTACAGGCGAGAGTGATCTCAGAGGATGATGTCACTCGTCCGAGTCCGAGTTGGAGTCCGGGTTGGGACCCATCTTGAACGACAGGATGGTGAGCCCGCCGAGGAAAAGCGCAACCGAGCCAAGAGCAGCAGTCTTAGCGACGGGAACGGTCTTCTTAGCGAAATCACAGACGCGGTCCAGGAGAGGGGCCTTTTCGGGGGTCTCTTCGATTTCGGTGGAGTTGGACATGGGGAGTTCCTTTCTTGAGGGGTTAGTTCTCATTATACTGAGAGTATTTTTTGCGGTAGAGCCGAGAAAGCCTATACACCATGTAAGGTGTATAGGTGAGAGGTCTACATCAGTAAATGTAGAGCTTCTTGTACTTTTCTTCGAGTGTCAAATTGTCGTCCCGGTATACACTCATCTCCAGGTCGTGCTGAATTCGCACGCGACCACAAGCACACCACAAATTGGAGGCTTCGTTTCTAGCGTGGCGAACTTTTCGACACAGGAGAGTAAGTGTGCACGACAGAACAACCGTGGACACGATTGCAAGAATAGACATGGTGAGTCCTTTCAGAGTTGTGTGACTTCTCATTATAGGACACGTTATTTTTACTCCGAAAAAAAGCCTATAACCCGTGTTTGGGTTATAGGTAGAGAATCACTTGTTATTCTCGGCGTATTGGTGCTTCCAGTGCGCATAGATGAGCTTTCGATCCATCTCTCGTAGTTCATCACGAAGCCTTTCCGTTTCTTTCAGCGCATTGCGCTGATCGATTCGAGTCAGGTAGAAGTAAAAAACGATGAGTAGGATGTTGAGCACAGCTAGGGTCGCGGGAATGACATACATAGCGAGTCCTTTCTTGAGGGTTGGTTCTCATTATAGGACACGTTATTTTTACTCCGAAAAGCTTATAACCCGTGTTATGGGTTATAAGCGAGAGGTTAGTTATCCTCGGGTACAGGTTCAAATTGAACACGAAGATCCTCGAAGATGATGCGGTTCGCGAGCTTCCGCGCCATCTCATCCTTAGAGGTGAAGGAGATCTTGAAGAGTCGCTTGTAGGACTTCTTCTGGAGCTCCATACCGTAACGGGTAGAGAGTGCGAAAATGCTGAGCGCGCCAGCAACAATGACAGAGAGAGGGATCTTGACGGACATGATTTGGTCCTTTCAGGAGGAGTTGGTTCTCATTATAGGCTGTGTAGTTTTTGAAGACCTATACACCGTGTAAGGTGTATAGGCGAGATAGATATCTCAGAGGGGGCAATCGATAAGATCGCGGAGCTCATCTGCGGTATCGTCCGGAATACCGGCGGTATCGATGATCTCGAGCACACGCTCAACGCGCTTGCGATAGACTCCTTGCAGGTAGTCGTCCAGAGAGCGGACGGCCCTCTTGGCGGCGGCGTTTTCAATGCGAGCCTCATTTCGCGTGAGTTTGATGATGCCGAGAGTAATCATACCTCCGGTAACGGCGGAGATAGCGTAGATGGCTCCGATGATCATATTGGTCTGATTGAACATGGTGGTTCCTTTCTTGTAGAGAGTAATCATCTCATTATAGGGAGTGTTATTTTTAAAAAAGCCTATAACCCTTGTTTTTGGGTTATAGGTGAGAGATGTCTAAAGGTGGAATGTGTCCTTTAGACCCTTATGTGAAGTCTGGGTGCTTCAGCTGAACATGCGTGCGTAGTAGAGCACGGTAGATGCAGCGAAGAAAGCAATACCGACGATGGTGATGAGGGTCTGGATGAACATGGTGGTTCCTTTCTTGTAGAGAGTAATCTTCTCATTATAGGAACCGTAAAAAATGCGCAAAAGCCTATAACCCGTGTTTGGGTTATAGGTGAGAGCTGTGATCTGAGGATGGTGTCACTTCTCGGTGACATCACTCACCCTCCGCAAGAAGCTCAGCGTAAGCAGAACGAAGGTTCGGGTCAGAGAGCACGATCGCGCGAAGGTCGTTGTACTTATCCTTGATCGAACGAAGTTCGTTGAGTTCCTCGGCAGCCTTCTTTTCCTTGGGAAGGTTGATGAGTCCCTTAATGAAATCGTAGATTCCGGTAAGAACAAAGCCTGCGAGCATCAGTGCGCCAACCGCGGCAACGATCGTAAGAATACGGAGGTTCTCGGGGGTGATGAAGTAGACGTCGAGCAGACGAGAGTAGGTGAACATTTTTAGTCCTTTCATAGAGGTTGATAGTTCTCATAATAGGACGTGTAGATTTTACACAAAGACCTATACACCATGTAAGGCGTATAGGCGAGAGCTGTAATGGGGTGAATCAGTCTTCATACATGCTGATTTCGTACAGTACATCGTCAATGTACTTTGCACGGCAGACAGATCCGCTCATGACTAGATCGTGAGCAACCGCGAAGTGATTGCAGAGTGACTGATTGCGAGCCTGAAGCTCGGTGATCACGTCGGCCTGCATCTCGCAGCGGCAGCAAGCGAAAAATAGCATAACGGAAACAATCGCGAGTGCGATAACAGTAACGATGAGTGCGATGTAGATGAACATGATGAGTCCTTTCATAGAGGTTAGTAGTTCTCATAATGTTCAGTGTAGATTTTGCGCAAAAGTCTATAACCCCAGTTTTTCTGGAGTTATAGACGAGAGCTTCACTCAGTCATAGAGTGCGTGCCAAATCTTTCGCATGAGGTTGTCGAGTGTCTCTGTGGGGGAGAGGGTCTCCATGTCGTCGAAGACAGCCCAGGTAGACTTCTGGATCTTTTCGATCTGAGCCTTGTACTGGAGGGCCTTCGCAGACGCGAAGACGAAAAGCAGAGACAGGGTGACAATTGCGATGATCATGACGATTCCTTTCTTGAGGGGTTAGTTCTCATAATGAGACCTGTAGTTTTTGCCTTCGCAAAAACCTATAACCCCAGGTTTTCTGGAGTTATAGGTCTTTGGAAGTGAGTTCTAGCGACGGAACTTCAGCATTCCGAAAGCCTTGGAGGCGAGGACGTGAGTTTGCTCGTAATTGAGCACGGCGAGGAGACCCAGCAAATAGACAGCTCCGTTTGCAATAGTCTCCGAAGAGGGGATCAGCTTCTGCTTAAGATCAGAGTCTTTAGCAAGCCGATGCAGCTTTTCGAGATTATTGACAGCGGTGCTGTACTCATTTGTAGAGGGGTCTTCCCCGCCGAGCCAATTAAGAACTTCGTTCTCGAGGTCCTCATGGTCATAGAGGCGTTCGACGTTGGGCATAGAATGCTCCTTTCTAGTGAGTACTTCTCACTATAGCCCGTGTTTTTATTAGTCTGATGCCCCCGAGGGCTTGGTGACCCTCATAGTAATCGTATCGCCGTCCTTGAACTGAGAAGGTTCAGCTGGGAAATCAGCATAGACTTCATCACGCTTCGTCACGACAAGATCACCGTCGACGGGCGCGGTGTAGTTATTAGAGCTGACCTTGAGACCGGCTCCGATAAGAACGCCCAGCGCCGTAATAGTGGCGGTGACCTCATTGGTATAGGGAATCCCCCACACCATACCGACGGTGTTGACGAATGTAGCCAGTGCTGGGATCCACAGCAGCCCGATGTTCTTCAGAACATCGTAGTGTGCATTCTTCATGTTTCTTTCCTTCCATCGCTACCTTTAGGTAGCATGGGGAGATCTTCGACTTCTTCGAAGATCCTTTTCCCCAATCCGTTTCCGCCCATTTCGACGTACGGCTTATACAAATAGTTGTAGAAGTCGTCATATTCATCGATTAGGATATAGCCTCTTTCGAGATAGTACCGGCCAAGTGTTATGATTCGCGTACGAGCGATTCCGAGGATAAGATCGTCAATAGCATGATGTTTAGAGGCTCTAGATTGCAACCAAACCCAAAGTCCCGAACCACCAAGAAGTGCTGATATCATCGGACCCGCGACTTCGGTAGCTTTGGTCAAATCCAATTATTCGTAACCTCCTCGCCGTTCTCATAAAATCGGTCAGGCTGGACCTTCACTGAATACGTCGTCAGGTCGCCGCCGCTCACGGTTCTTTCGACGATATATCCAGTAAACATGAGCCCCATGATAGTTCCAGAGACTACTCGTCCAATTCCTAGGGTAGAAAAAATATCAAGTGAAATCTCTTCGATCTCTACCGATACGCTTTTAAGAGGTTCACATCTAATCGATCTGGTGATCTGACCCCATTCTTGGTCCGAATTCCCCGAGATAGCAGTCTCATAGCGGTAGGCCCCTTGCCATTCGGAAGAGTTATACATGTAGGCGTTATTCTCGTACCACGTATGAATAGTGCCTCTAGATGATATTTTCCACATTCCACTATCTTTGGTTTTTCCAATAGCCCAGTGTGTGGGGGACGGGGGCAATCGTCGGGTTACTCTAGAAGTCACTGAGTCTAGAGATCCAAGATTTAAAATACTATTATTTGAGTTTAATGAGTCGACTATTAACTGAATATCCACATTATTTGAGTTGCCATTGGTTCCGACAATGCGCGAACTTAAGTATAGCTGATTATTCAATGCTGCATTATAGATATCATCGTAGACGCTCGTGGATGGATCGAAATTATCTACGTAATTTTTATGCTCCGATGGCACAAAAGATCGCAACCAGTATACAAACCAGCGCTTAGGGTCTGTATTAATATTGTTTAGAATAACCGGTAAAATGGCTAACGGCTGGAACGTCGTAGGATATTGGTTTTCATACGCCATACATTTATTTCGACGTTTAAGGATCTCCCAAATTGAAATACAGCGAACTTCGCTGATGCCTTGCGAATCGTAGACTATTTCCTCTACTGCGAAGGGAGTCTCGGAGGCTTGAAAACAACAAACTACCGTTCCCGGCGGATATGAAAATATCTCCTTAGACCGGAATGTTAAGGAAGCAGTATACAACGATTCTTTGATAAGAACATCAAAAACTGAATACGACGAAAAAGTACCCATTGACTTGCCAGCGAGAATCTGTACAACGTTTGGCATATCAAAGCCCCTTTCGCAGTGGTACCATTTCTAGTTTTGCGTATCCATTACCGACGTTGTCGAGTTTTATCTTGGGCGGCGGTTTCAAATAGGACAACCAGTTATCCAGTCGTTTGAGCGGAAAAGAAGGGTACGCCTCTAATGCATAGCACGCGGCTGCATTAATATCGTACCCACCCGTGATAGAAAACCTTAGTCTACCATCTTCTAGACTATACATCGAGAATTTTCCAGGATTAGTGGAAGAATTACCTCTAAGCGCCGCTTTGAACATGCTGAAGTCACTGTTAAAAATATTGTATGTTGAGGTTCCAATAGCAGGTAGCGATAGTTCAAGTGTTCTGAAATCAACATTCCCCATATCGGGCCCAATCTCACTGATTACTCTTCTCACATCAGCCACTGCCTGGCTCCAGTTTTGGTTGCCTAATCCCATATAGATAGTAAATGTATCGGCGTATAAGACAGGCCTCTTTGTCGAAATTGTGAACTCGATGACCGCCGGATACTCTGAGTAGTTATATTTAAGTTCTCGGATGACGCAATCCTGACTCAACTTAAGTAGATTTCTATCAAAGGTGACGGTTGGTTTAGTATATGTTGTTGTTTCGTTACTTACGTATTTGATGATCGGATTAATGAGCGTCGAGTCAATGAGCGTAACTTTACCTACCTCTGGCGAAGAAAGGCGATCGAGGAAATACCTTGCGGGTTTCGTCGGTATTGGAATAACAGGTGTTAGTCTCATGTTGATGTCGATTTGTTTTTCCGACACTGATGTAACGACATTACCGGTGAAATTATATTCTCGATTAGTTCCAAATGTGCCATTCAGAATTTGAGCCACCCACCCGTCTCTAACTTCGTTGAGGGGCAGCCACAGACGTGTACCGGGTCCGATACCAATAAATACATCGGTGTAGGTCATTGTTTTGGTCACACCCTTTTCATTCGTTCGAGCTGTCGCTCGGTTTGTCGGTAAAGATCCGCCAAATCAAGCGCCTTTGGTGATTCATTGTACTGGTTGAAGATGGTTTGCGTTTGCTTGTTCCGAAGCTCTTCGCGAAGGGCTCGGATCTCCTGCTGCATTTGGCTCCCATTTTGAACTGAAGACGCCACGACAGTAGCGCTCATGTCGTTCATTGTGAGGTCCTGCAGGCCGTTAACTTCGGACAGGTCAACGGTCGGCTTGATGATTGGATTCCAATCGGTATCCAAGTCATCCATAGCGCTGACCATATCGTCGGCAAGCCCCGATATGGCATTAACTGCCTTACCTTGGTTCTTATCGACGCCCTGAACAATACCCGCCACAATGAACCCGGCCGAAGTCGCGAATACGCGCGAAGGCGAGTTAATACCGAGAGCGCGCTCGAACGAGCTAACGGCACTAGAGGCGACGCTGGTCATCTTATTGTATAGAGTCGATGCTGCATTACTAACGCCATTGACAATGCCGTTGATAATATTCCGACCAATACTTCCAGCTTGAGACGAGAACTTGCTGCCCATACCGGTAAGGCCATTCTTAATGAAGTTAATGATGGAATTGATCAGTTTGTCAACCGCGGCTTGAAGCTGCGGACCCTTCTGATCGATCGCATCTGCAAATCCATTGATAAATGTGATCACAGCATCCCATGCAGCATTGATGATAATCAACGAGCTGTCTGCGATGCCCTGGATCAGGGCCGCAATGAGGTTTGCACCAGACGTAGTTAGATCTGGAATCTTGGCAGTAATCCCGTCTATAAGAGCCTGGAGCAAGGTAAGCATCGCCTCAACTAGTAGCGGTACACACGCCGTAATTGTGGCAATGAATTCCTTAAGCAGCGTCTCATACGCAACACGGAACTTGGGGGCGTTCTGGATAATAGCCAAAAGAAGCTGCCACAGCAGGTCAATGACCGTAGCGAGTACCTCAGGCCAGATATTACGAATGGTCTGAAGCGCGCCCTGGACGACCATTGTCCAAATCTGGACAAGCTCAGGCATCTTCGTTTTTAGTGTTATATATACCTGATCAATTAGCTGCCGGATAGCATGTCCAGCCATGATAATAAGCTGATTTAACGCTGGATCGAACGCTTTCACCAGCGCCACCATAGCCTCGCCCAAAGCAGGTGCGGAGTTCTTCACTGCTGTGAAGACACCGATCAACGCTGCCTGGATCGCCGGAGCAGCAGCTGCAATAACCGCAGCTGCCGCAGCAACTCCCGAAGCGATTGCGACGATACCCGCCCCAATAGCTGGGCCTGCTAGAGCAACAACTGACACAAACGCAGTGATGACCATAACCAGAACGGTGATGGATGTCACGATTCCAATAACGACAATACCAAGCACACCGATAGCGAGTGCCAGGGCAATCAAACCCGGAGCAGCACCGATGGCTAGATACCCCGCCGCGATCAAAATACCGAGGCCGATACCAATCGCCCAAAGGCCGTTACTAAGCGCGTCCCAACTAAGGCCGGCAGCCTTGGTTAGTGTATCAGTAAACGTGCTAATAGCCATTGCCATTAGCGTCAGCGAAGCAACACCAAGTATCGCGCCTTGTGCCAAGAACGCGACGGCAACAACCGCTCCGATAACAAGCGCAAGTTTACCAACTGACGAAAGGATATCCTGCCAACTGTACTTGGACAGTCGAGCCACTGCCGCCGCAGCTATATTAATAGCAATGGCGGTTAGAATCAGTGCTCCGGCGCCGACGATCGCAGTTGGTGGCATCAGGTTGGCGATTGCTACTAGCAATAGCACGACTGCCGCTAGACCGACCAATCCTTGGACCATCTTGGCCGTGTCCATGTACCCGAGAATCGCGACCGCGCCAACGAGCATATTGACCGAGAACGCGAATGCGACTATCGTGAGTGAAATGGCAGCCATTTTATTGAGATTAGTAGTGGCTTTGTTCAATAGGAGCACAAAGCCAACCAAAATACCAATCAGGACTCCAACAGCAATAATGCCCTTAGCGATCACCTTAATGGGGAGAAGGCCCAATGCGATGATCGGGATCGTGAGCATGTTAATGGCGATTGCCATTGCGATCATGGACCCGACACCCTGGATCATCGTCTTGGAATCCCTAGAGAGAAGCTTCGCAGCTGTAGTCATTCCGACCACCAACACCATTACAGCACCGACACCCTGCGCGACGGTGCTCAACTTCATTGTGCCAAGGATTCCAACCGAGCTCGAGATCAAAAGTATCGCTACTGACAGGGCCATGACGGCTCCGATAACTCCAGCGAGCTGCATTTTGTTGATCTTCATTTCTGCGATCTGAGTAAGTGCTACGAGTAGTACTTTCGCCAGAACACCAATCGCAATTGCGCCCTGAATAAGTTGCGGAGCAGGGATCATTGCAAGCAGGAACAAGGAGCCAGCCAAGATGGCAACCGAAACTGCAATTCCTCGAAGAGCGTTGGCCCTATCTACTTCTGCCATAGCCTTTAGAGAATCACTAAGCGTATTGAACACTCCGCTAATTGAATCCCCGACCTTTCCAAACTTCTCGAACATGCTGCTGAACGAATCGGTGGTCTTCGTGAACCCTTGGAGCATTGTCTGAAGGGATCGGAACCCGGCGCCCAGACCTCCGCCAAGAAGAATTCCCGACAAGAGGTCAGAAAGGGACAGATCCTTGAGACTGGATCCTAGACCAGACCAGAAAGACTGAATCATCTTTCCGGCATTATCAAACGCCTTACCTATGTTCTCCTTGAAACTGTTAAAGGCCTCAGATTCAGAAGCGAACTTCTTAATCGCATCGATGCCTTTGGTAAGCCAAGTGATCAGATTGGCGATCGCTTCGACTGCGGCTGTACAGAACGCAACAATTCCGGTTGCGGCTGTGTAAATGAATCCACCAACCGCGCCGAGAGTGTTAAATGCATCAGAAGCTGCTTTACTAAAAGTGGAGAGCCCACTAGCGGCGCTGTTCGCCGTGTTACCAAACCCACCAAATATGGACTTGGTGAGTCCACCCAGCTTCCCAAACAGATCAATGATTCCGTTAATGAGGGCCCCCAAAGGCCCAAACGAATTCATCATGTTCTTGAAGCTGTCAGCGATCGTAGACAGGAAGGTGTTATTATCGAGGTGCTGCCCGATGTTGGCAAAGACGTCTCCGAGGGCCTTACCAAACTCCTTGACGGCCTGCACCTGAGGTGCAAACGTCTTAGAGATGGTATCGCCAGCTCGAGAGAAGGCCTTGCCGACTCCCGAGATGGAATCCTTCATCTGCTTGGTAGCCTCGGCCCAGGTCTCAGCCATTCGGGGGGACGCGTCATCCCAGAATTTCTTGATTCCCTTAGCGGCGCTATCTACAGCCCCACCGAGGTGCTTACCAATGGTCTCGCTGATCGGGAGAATCGAATCCGAGAAACTCTTGACCTTCTCAGACCACTCGGGTCCGATAGCGGCTGCGAGTTTTGTCATGTTCTCGAGGAACGATGTCCCAAATCCACCAAAGGTAGACTTGATCTTCTCCATCGGACCGCCGGTTCCCGAAGCGAACCCGAAAATCGAGTCAACAACTTTCGAGACAGCTTCTCCGAAAGGTTTGAAGACGTTGTAAATCGCTTTCCGGATCGTATCGATGAATTCGCCGAGTGGCTTAAGTACCGCCTCGATGACGACCTTAAGTCCGTCGAAGATCGGGTTGATCGTGACATCTGCAACTTCGTACATCCAGTTGGCAAGCTTCTGGAACTTGTCGACGATCCAGTCGAGGACCTTGGCGAGTCCTCCAAGGATATCGGTTCCGCCAAGCATCTGTCCCATCCAGTTACTAAAGACCGAGACAATGTCTCCGATCTTAGCCGCAACTAGGACCATCGGCTTGATGATAGTGCTTGCTAGGATTACGCCGAGTTTGACTGCTGCCACAGCAACCTGAACAAAAGCAGTCCCAACCCCGATCAGAATCTCAAGAACCGGTGAGACGATTTGTCCTACCATTTTGAAGACTTTGCCGAGGTTGTTAGCGAACTCATCAGACATGACCAACCACTGGGCGACCGAATGACGGAAGTAGTAGCTGAAATCGTAGAGAGCCTTGCCAGCATCCCCTTGGAATGCGCTAAAGAACCCTTCTCCGATCGCTTTAAGCGGTTTGGAGATGGCGGTCCAGAGATCGCCAATACCATACCACCACTCGTACCAACCACCGAGCTCGTCCCAGCGATCAAGAACACCCTGAATCGCGTCGAAGAATGTTCCGACTCCGGCATTCACAACGTCAGCCACTGCAGTCCACATAGTTCGAGCGCGTTCGAAGTCGCCGAAGATCGTTCGGAAGATGGACGCCCATCCCGAACCGAGGGCTTCAGCTGTGGTATCGATCAGCTGCGAGAAAGTCTTCACCTTCGTAGCAGCATCGTTTGCAGTCTCGGCAAGCTTCATAATTTCATCGGCCTGCTCCTCCGTGTATCCGGCGTTGAGCAGCTGTTCGCGAGACAAATCTCCGGTATACTGGGTGAGCGTCTCGATCATGATCTCGGATGTCAGCCAGTTATCCTTGAGCGAGTTTCGGAACGAACCGGCCTTGTCGATCATCTTGTCGACTTCGACGCCATAGGTCCGTGCAGTTCGCTTCAAGGCTTCCTGGAACTGCTCGCCACCCATACCGGCGTTGACAATACTATTCCAGTCCTGGAGCTTAACCACACCGGTGCTTAGAGCCTGACTGAGCTGGTACATCGCAGTGGCTGCCTGCTCCGAAGAGGAGCCAGACATTGCCGCGACATTTGATAGACCCTTAATCGCGGCGACCGAGTCCTTCAACCCGACACCTGCTGACGTGAACATACCGATGTTACGCGTCATTTCAGTGAAGGAGTAGATAGTCTTATCCGCATAAGTGTTCAATTCATCGAGAGCTGCGTTAATAGTAGCAGTGGTCTCGCCCTTCGAGAAGGTATTCGCCTGAATAGTTTGAACAGCGTTAAGCTGATTCTCGTATTCACGGAAACCGTCCATGATGGGGCCGAATGTGAACGAGGAGAGCACCGATCCTCCGGCCATGAGAGCCTTGGACGCGATGTTACCCATAGCCACAGACGCAGCACCTGCGAGCATGGAAAAATTAGTCGACGAAATCTTTGCTGCAGCGCCGACATTCGCCGTAGCTGCTGCTGCGGTGGTGGAGTTGTTGACGATTGATGTGTTAACATTCTTAACGCCGTCTGCAATTCCTCCCATTCGCTTCGAAGCATCTTGGGCGGCTTTCCCAACACTATCTAGTCCATCAGTCGACTGCTTGAAATTCATTCCAGACTTCAGGCGATCGACATTACGGAGAACTCCGTCAACACGGCTTGTAAACTTCGAATCGTCGAGCTCCAAGGAGACGACCTTATTCTCAATACTTTTACCCATTGATGGCCCTCCCGACCATTCGGTCAATTTCGTCAAATATAGGCTTCATCGCAGGGTTGATGTAATCTCTACCCTGGACATAGCCTCCTTGTCGCGTTCCGTGTCCATATTGCAGGATGATTGCAATAGGAACTTTAGATACGATGTTAGTGTTGTACCAAACGATCTTGATGCCTCGTTTGGTTTCTTTAACCTTGTACTGCCAAGAACTGGCAGTCTTCCCGGTACCAACCGGTGTATTGGCCTGGAGGGCCGCCACGCCTCGAGCACCAGCGGTAGCCAGTACATCACGAAGCTTCTTGTTCTTGACTCGCGTCAACCATTTTGACATGTCAAACTCAGCATCGAACTTCATCTCGATCATGACGGCCCTCCTTTCTTAGTCAGCTCCAGAGCGTGCCATTAACAAGCTCATACTGTAGACACTCGACCGTGCGGTAGCCACAGTAACCATCGACGTCGAGCTCGTGTCCGCGAACCTTGAGATGCTGCTGTAGAGCTGAAATCGTATCGGGGCCGATAAGACCATCAGCCTCCACGCCCAGCTTCTCCTGAAGAGCCTCGATGACCTGAGAACCCTCAGGATCCTCTTCGGTCTCCCAGCCGGTCCCTGCTCGTGTGACGAAATCCTCAACGTCGGGATCCTGACTGGAGATGATACCGTCAGCAGGAGTGTTGAGAGAAGCCTGGAGAGCGTACGTAGTCGCACGCCCCCACCAGCCATCGTTCATCGAGTTGGTGCCCTCAGAAGATTCCTCAGATTCTTCATCAGACCAGGTGGGGCGTAGAACACAGTCGATCCCCCACTTGCGCTGACGACGGTATACACCGTTACCGGCGCTCTGAGAGCCTGCATTAGACGGAGAGGTATTACCTTCAATAGTCTGAAGCCACCCGTCGCCGAGGTTTGCCTCGACAATTCCGACGTGATCCGTCAAACCATCTCCGTCCCAATCGAAGAGCACAACGTCACCGCGCTGCGCATCCTCGATAGAGACCTTCTCCATTCGGCTCTTTGTGACGTCCGTATTGTAGGAGAATCCGCCGATGGCATCGATCTCGCCAGCCATGTCAAAACACATGGAAACGAAACACATGCACCACCAGACAGATTCGGACGGACCAGCCAGCCAAGACTGACCCATCTTCTTAGCGAGCCAACGGCCTGCTTCTGACCCGGGCTCGGGATCATCGGGGGCGTAGTAGCCGATTCGATAGCTCGCGTGGTTCAGAACTTCATCGATCTTGCTCAAGACCGTGCCCCCTCGAAAATCGCACGATCAGCATCCTCATGCGGATCGGGTCCGGTGGGACGCTGAGCGTCAGCAGGAATGTTACTCATCCTCTACTCCCTGTTCTAGCCCTACGGGCTTGGTTCATAGCCGCACGCTGAGCCGCGGAAGCCCTAGCGTCGGGTTTGTTATTGTTTTGCTTTGCGGCAGCGAGACGAATCAGCGTAAGCAACCTATTCAGATTCCACTTGTCACATTCGAATGGGATGCCGAGTTGAGACATATACCAGTAGATTAGTTCGCTAGTCATAGTGTCTCTAGGTCCACCATGCGATGGCGGATTCATCAAGACTGTCGCGGAAGAAGTGTCAGACAAATAGTCTGCTATTTTGACCTGGACACTGTTGTCCAGTCTCTTCACGAACCCGCTGGGGAGGGGCTGGTCTGACATACACTGGATGTAGTATACCAACTCTTCGCCAGTCTGTGGTGGGGTTTCCAGGAACGATCTCTTATAGACCGATTCCCACTCAGCCACCGCAGACAGTGAATGTGTTAGAGTAAGTGTACAGGATTCCATTGTAACGAACGTGTTTGTTCGTTCGTCAAACCGCTCCTCCCCAGGAAGGTCCAGCGTTAACGAGATCACGCCAGGAGGGTACGGATCTCGTTAGGCATCACCAGAGTAGGCGTACCAGAGCCACCAGCGGCGACACCGTACAGCTTGTCGGTGAGCTTCTTATACTTCGAGGTCTCGAGCTTAGACGAGTCAATAGTGACTACCGACACGGGTTGGAAACCGTCGACCTGGACAGGAATCGTCGAGCACTCCCACGAGAATGAGATGGCTTCAGGCGAATCCGAAACGGTGTTGTACGCACGCTCGGAAGGAGCTGCGGTGGCACCGTAGATGATGTGCAGCAGTTCGCCAAAGGCGTCACCCTTGGTGTCGTTGCCCAGCTTCGTGCAGTACGAGAACGCGAAGCGCGTACGAGGCTGCTGACCGAGATTGACACCCTTAACCAGCTGAGCCGTGCCATCACAGATGGCAAACTCATCCGGGTAGGTGTAGGCTTCGATCGTGAACTTGAACGACGGAGCCGACATCAGAGTAAGGTACTTGATGTTGTCGGCGTAGATATCGGAGGACTCGTCGCCCTCCGGTGTCTCGGTAACGGTCTTAAGACCGTTCCAAGCTACGCCGGTGCTGTATCGGTTAGTTGCGGTGTCAAACGGGAATAGAACTCCCTTACTAACACCGGTGTGGTACAGGTGCTGACCTTCTTCGTCCCACTTGATCTGTGCCATTTTGACTCCTAAAGGTAAGTCGTAAAGACGAAATGGTTCATTCCGTCTGATTGATAGGTTGAGTCCAGAGTCGTGTATGGGATCTTGAGAATTTCTTCAAGAGCATCCGGCTCTGGGTCCTTGGTGATGAGAGTAATCATGTACTCCCGAGCGCCTTTGTATGGGATGTCATCCGCGTGGTCGACTTTGATCTTTGTCAGATGAAAGACGACTGCAGGATACCCAAGTTTTAGATTCTCCGGAGGCTGAAAGTACACCCGGTTATGGGCTACCGCCTTCTGAAGAAGGTGAAGGAGATCTCTATACGTGCGCATACAGTTCTCCCAGGTTGATAGACAGCCTCGGATAGTTTACACCAATTGACTGTACCTCCCATTTTGACCCTTTCCATACTACATACTTCAGAGTCTCGAGGCGGGTCTTGATCTTGGTGTCCATCAGGACGCTGATCTCGTTGGTGAGACGGAGGTTGGTGTTAACCGAGGCGTCGTTGTTGTTCCGGACGTAGAGACTACGAATAGTCCCTTTGACAGGAATCTCAACGACGTCCTCAAGCCATACACCTTCCTCCGTCTCACGTGTCATCACGAAACCCAGCTTACCGCTGAATCGTGACATTAGTCTTAGGCCTTCTTTCGCGAGATCGTCAGGGCCGAGTACGGTGCCGTCAGGGAACCCGAAAGACGGGTTTCCATAAGATACTTGTACTGGTTGAAATCCAGGTCGAAGGTTTCAGCCATACCAAGCTCAGCACCCGCGTTGGAGCCGATCGTGTAGTCGCGCAGATCGACCACGATAGCGAGAAGTTCGGTGTCGGCGCCCTTGACCTGGTGCTCGAAGCCGTTCATCTGAGGAACGGTGACGATCTTCGAGACGCCCATGGCCGCCGCGAGGGAAGCCTCGGTCTCGTAGATGCGACGACCGTTCTTGTCCTTCAGGAGAAGGAGGCTGACAAGACGCTTCTTGTCAATGAACAGAGTCGGCGAACCGGAGCCCTCGAGGTCTGCGGAAGCCAGGACGATGTCGTCGACCAGAGTCTCATCGGTCGTGGAGTGCTCCAGGACCTTGTGGATCGCGTAGAGGTCGTTCTCCTTGATGATCGGGCGAATCGCCTCCTCGTTCACCTTATCCGGATCGGACTCGGTGCGACCGTCTCCCAGAAGGATCGCGCGAGCGATTTCCTCGTTGAGCTTGCCCTTCATCTCGTTCTTCAGCCAGGAGACGACGTTCAAGTCGGTGATGTCGACGATGTCGTCGCGATCCAGACGCTGCTTCTTGTAGATGGTTGTGGGGGAGGTGGTACGCATCAGAAGCTTGATGACCTCGTCGGTCTTCTTCGCCGCCTTCTTGGCGTAACCCTTCGCCCTTGCCTTATCATCGCGGATGTCCGCGAAGATCGACTTGATGCGAGCGAACGGGGAGTGCTTGGTGCCACCCATTACAACCGAAACCCAACTCTGATCGCGATCGAGAGTAATGGGCTCATCGGTGATGGACTTGGCGTCGGGGAACAGGTAACCGATGTTCTCGATACCATAGTCCGCGTGTCGGAGCTCTTCCAACAGGGTCGTGCCGTTCCGCTTGGCGGTCTCGATAATCTCCGAGAACTGCGCGTGGGACAGAGTGTTCTCAGGGGCCTTGTCGCCCTCAAAGATATTGTGCTTCATATCTTCCTCGGTTTCTTCGTTGGTCTCTTCGGAGTCTTCAGACTCAGACTCCCCATCGATGGCGGCGGCAATGAGGTAGTTCACTGCCTCCAGCTGTTCTTCGGTGAGAGTAGAAAGGATCTCACCGATGGTCTTATCCTCGTCAGAGGACTCATCTTCGGAGTCCGATTCCTCGGAGCCCTCGAAGTCTTCGTGAGAAACGTCGCCTTCACCCATTTTGATGATGGCGGAGTAGCCTTCGCCATCGGAGTGAGCCATAGTGACGTTCTTGATAGTCGCCTTAGGGTTTGCACCCTTAAGAACGAGCGACACTTCGACAATGTTGCCGTGCTGGACAACATTGCCGGTCTGCTTGAGATTGTTTGCGAAGATCGACATAGCAGTGACATCGCCATGTTCAATCAACTCTCGAGCGTGTTCAGCCTGCTGAGATCCGTTAAAGAATCCGTAGGCGTACATGCCCTCGGGCTTCTTCTCGAGCTGGGCGTGCCCGAGAACATTAGTCACATTGTCGTGACCATGCTGCCAGACGAGGGGGACTACCGCCCCGTCATTTTGCTCGAATGCGTGGTGGGAAATCACTCGCCCATCGGAGCACTTGATTCCGGCGACTGTTGCCCAGCCATCGAAATCTGCAACATCATTATGTGCTGCCATTTTGAACCTCCTGGTTGGATGATGAACGTGCGTCAGCGTTAGCTGAAGACGTGTACGGATTGGCCAACTGATCCGCCTTGGGGTCGGTGGACTGCGGCAATCCGATGATCGACCTGATCTCATTCGGAGTCATCACCTGGTTGGTGATGAAGGTTTGAGCCATCGACGAGATGCTATCTAGCGAGGTCGCCGCGAAGGGATCCCGCACATAGATAATCCGCTGGCCCTGAGATCTAGCTGTCTTCGTCAAGAAAACCATCGTCGCGGACTTGGTGATGGTATCGAGAATCGGCTTGACTGTCCTGTTGTAGTAACTCAGGTTGGTCTCGGCGTCAGCGGTTCCATTGAACACGCTCTCAGTGAAGCCAAGGGCATTATACAACTGTTCGGACAGGTATTTTACCTGATCGAGCAGATTATTCTCAACCGGACGGTTGAGCTGCGTGATCTTCTCAGCACCATCAACGTATGCCACGCCGATCTCCGAATTTCGGAGCTGCTGTTCAATGGCTTCTCGACGAGTTTCCGCTTGCTGCTGTCGCAATTCACCCCGAACTGAGTAAGGGAGCTGAATGATCAGATCCAGCTTCTTACCCAGAGCAGAGTTGTCGATCGCATCAAGCGCGTCGAGCTTTCGCGCAAGTCGATTTGCCAACGAGTTGTTGCTGGCTGTGACATCGTATAGAGGACTGTAGATAATAGCTGCAGAATTCTTGGAAATCCGAATGGTTTCCCGTTTTCCGCTACGATCATTATACAGATTCACATCAACCGAGTCAGTATACCAACTCTCGATTCGTCCAACGCGAAGAGACAGGACATCGAATGAACCTTCCTCATTCAATGCCGTGTCCGTGTCGACTGGAACTAGAACTGCCGATCCAGTTTCCAGCATCGTGTAGACAAGTTCATAGATCAAGGCGTTCGACGTCTGATCGATGTTTGCCATCAGAGACAGGCATTCGTTTAGTGAAGAATCCTTCTCGCTGTCGTATCTGCCATTTTGATCCACTTTAACGTGGCGAATCGGAGTGTTCGCCACATCCAAAGCAATCTTGTTGTAGAGTGTTTGGACTAGGTTCGTGGACCCGAATGACCTGTAGCTGGGACGGTATTCACTGTAATTACTACGCGCGTACCGTTCAGGGCGATCGTGTGCGAACACATTCCACGCCCGTGCCAACCGTGACATAATACCCATAGTACCTCCTCTCGTTAGTTGAAATCGTCGAGTTGATTTTTATACGCCACCCAGGCGTCCATGAGAGCAGCGACCGAGTCGATCTTGAGGTCCATACGCTTTTTCAAGATCTTTCGGTTACCATTGGTGTCCTCAAGGGTGATTGTGTTACCCATCGCCCAAGAGAATAGCTCTTGATCGAAGAGGAGCCTTCGATCCTCCGCCAAACTCTTTAGTTCACCCAACGGGACTGACTCTGTTCGAGCACCCTGGATGACTTTATGGATCCCGTAGGGTCCATTGTCAGTCGCCCATCTTTCAACGAACTCCCGGGCATTGTATGGATCGTATCCGAACGCTCTAACGTCGTACTCAGACCTCAAGATGTACTCATCGAGATCTGTATAGACTTCGATCATGTCCAGAATTGTACCATCCATGACCTGGAGGGAACCCTCTCGGATGAATGACTCGTACTTTGCACGTCCAGCTGCAGGGAGTTTATCAAACGTACGGGTGGTAATGTATGCTCGCGTCTTGACCCCAAAGTCACCCGTGGACAACGGGAACAAGAACGTAAAGGCGCAGAAATCGTCGCCTTGAGAAAGGTCGGCTCCCATAGCGCACGGCATCTGCCAAAATTCCCGTGGGTTGTGAGGAATGGTTTCTTCGTACTTGAAGAAGTATGTGTATCCCTCGCACGGGATTCCAAACCGCTTGGCTAGGATGTCATTCCTTGCGGAAGGAACATTCTCAGCCCTAGCGACATCTCGTTGGTATGTATCATAAGACACAGTCTTCCCGAGATTGGGTTGTGCCTTAAGCCACATGTTTGGATCTCCGACCTCACTCACGTCGTCTAGTCGGTAATACCAGATCGACGTGTGTGGATCGTAATACTCACCCTTAAGTATGGAAAGTAATTCCATTTTGATGGAATCACCAACCCCGTTTCGGACGGTACCTTCGGACGAAACGGCAAGAATCACCCAGTCGTTGAGTTTAGACGCACCCTGCTCCAAAGCCGAGACGACATTCTGTCTGACGTCTCCCGACAACCACTCATCGATCGTGTTTACCTTAGTACGCAGGCCCTGAAGCTTGTCCACATTCATGGGGCGAACCTCGAGAAGAGAATTCGTCGAGAAATTCTCGATCCCTCTCTTTGTCGGGGTCAGCAGAGACCGGTTGGCCTTTGCACCTACAGTTGCGTGTACTGAGCCGGCAGCTAGGAACTTGAATAGTGGTCCTCGACCGCGTGTAATAGCAGTCTTAAACGGCGACAGAGTTTCCTCGGCCTGTGGCATTGTAGGGGCGGTTGCGATTTGGTGGGTGGTTGTTGGGTCGATAGTCAAGAAGTACGCATGTATGAATGCCATGTACATTGACTTAGCCGCTCCTCGAGCGACGATCAAGTACTGTTTATTCACCAGGCGTCTCTTAACATCGACCTGAACATACTTACCGTTATGTCCAGTTTCGTCAGGGACGAACTTCGTCACCCTTTCGAAGTAGAACCACGAAAGCAGTGATTCAGCCCATAGCTTGAATGAATCCAGCAGAGTTAGATCACTACCGTCGACCAGTGTCATCTCATTCTCGCAGAACGCGATGAATCCGTCGATAGCCTTATCGTCGTAGTAATACCTAGGATTAGCAATTAAGTCGTCGATCCGGTTCATTTCCATCTCGATGGTGTGTGAGACTGGGATCTCACCAGCAAGGACTTTTTCGCGGAATTGTGCATAATACTTTGGCGCGGCTGTGTTCGATAACGCCATGCCTACTTCTTCTTCTTTTCGACTGCGTTCTTGAGTAATGCGTCAAGATTGAAGGAGTCCTTAGCCATCTTTGCAACTCCTTCGTACTCGCTACCCGTAAGCTTACTTTCGAGTGCGGCGGTCAGCATGTTCGTTGCGGTCTTGGCGGCATACTTCGTCAGGTTCTCGCGAGCTTCATTAGCGAAGAGTTCTGCTGTTTTCGACAGAACACTCCTATTTTGACTCTCGTATTCCTCCAGCTTCCTCTTGAGTTCGAGATTCTGCTTCTCAAGGTTGAGTCGCTTGTTCTGCTCGATGAGATCGGTGGACGATAGGTGTCGAGGGTTTTCCTTACGCATTTCTTTAGAGAGGCCGCCCTTAGGAACCTTCTGCTTCTCGAGCTCTTTCTGCTTCTTCTCGGCTTCCTTGGCAGCCTTCTTCTCAGCGCGCTCGGCTTCCTTCTGCTTCTTCTTACGCTCGGCTTCAGCCTTGCGAGCTTCTTGCAACTTCTGGTTCTCGAGCTTCTTACGAGCTCGCTCGGCAGCGTTCTTGGCTCGTTCAGCCTTGTTGGCGGCGTGCTTTTGGGAAGCGGACTTGGCAGCCTTCTTAGCTGCGGCAGCTGCTGCCTTAGCAGCCTTTTTAAGCTCCGATTCGTGCTTCTTGCGCTCCTTCTCGGCAGCTTTTTCAGTCTTTGCCCGTTCCTTTCGGAACGCTGAAGCGTTGATTTCTTCTCCGATCTTCTTCTTCTCTTCAGCAGACCGAAGTCCGCCTCCGGAAGACGGCTCTGGTTTCTTTCTAACGCCCCACTTCATGCCGAGGACGCCGTAATGCGACAGAGTTTCTTCACTCATGGTTTCTCCCATCATTGAATGGTCAGTCGCCACTCCGCCTCTTGCTTCATAGCCTCTATAGCCTTGATCGCGAATGAGGTCTGTGGTGGGTCGAACGTCAATCGAACTGAGTAATTCACGTACTGACGTAAGATCCGGCCAAGAGTCGTAGCGGGATAGTCTGCCTCGGAAGACGGGATGGCTGACACTTCGTGGTTTAGCTGAGTTGCAGTAGCCAAAGCGTTGTCGATGGCGTCTTTCACTTCGCTATCGAAAGAGTCGTCGTCTTCCATCAGTCCGAGGTAGGTCTTGGTATCTTTAAAGATGGTCATCGACCCTCCTACCATAGTTTCGTGTCCCCAGGTGTCCTAGGATCGAAGTCGCTTAGCGCCAGAGCCGGAGTACCGTAGTGGATTGCATTATGAGTATTTCGGCTTACGCAGATAAGATTATTGGTGTCCCACATACATGGGTCGAAATCCTCACATTGTCGCGGAGTCAAAGGATTGATATGATGCACGACAATGCCATCGTGAATCTCATACCCCTCAAGCCCGAGATCGCATCCAAGGTCTCTCGCGATCACTTGGTTGCGAGCATCTCGCCAAATATCACTCTGGTAAAAACTCTGGTTCATCCACCGAGAACCGCCGAATGTCTCTCCGAAAAATGCACCATCAAGCGCGAGGTACTCGAGACGCTCTTCGAATGTGCATAGGTGTCTGAGTTCGTCATAGCTCCGCATCTGAGTCTCCAGAATATACCTTGAACGCAGCCAGAGCCTCCTGAACCAGCTCCTCGGTACGAGCAGCTGATTCGAGCGCAGAAACCTTGGCGTTGGCTAGGGTTGTTTCGGCATTGAGCCGTGCTTGCTCCAATCTTTCGCGACTGGAGCCTAGCTTTAGGAAATGAAGGATCACTGAGTTACTCGCAGTTCCGTCCAGAATCTGCTGAGTTGCAACGTCCATCGCAGCAGCGATAGCCTTTCGCTCAGCTTCTTCCGGGCTTCTTGGAGTTTTTTGAACCTTCTTCGTCATCACGCTTCCTTTCCTATACTTCGATCTGAGTTTTCGCCTGCCCCAGCCCATGCCTGGAAAGGAGCAAGAAAACAGGCATGGAGAACTAAGTGGCCGGGGCAAGCCAAAACCCAAATCGAAATATACCTCCGGAGAATTTCGAAGGT